CTGTGCGGGGGTAGCCCTAAGTCTGGGTGATAGACTGCACGCAGTCTATCATATTTTTTCGCGCTTGTCAAGCCTTTTTTTTGACCAGTTCTCTGTGCGGGGGTAGCCCTAAGCGCACACGGGTTTTCTTCAAAGCACCGAAGAAAACCAAATGTTATGCAAAACAGCGTTATGTTACGGAAAAAAGGGTAATGTTATACCGTACCACACGTAACCTGTTGATTTATAAGCAATGTTAAATGTTACAATGTTACACGGCATATACGACGGTTGAAAAAGTCGGAGAGGTCGAGCAAGCCAGCAAGGGCAATTCGTGGTACACACGTTTTCCCGCCATATACCCTAAAAAACGCATAACATTATAACTCTACAACACTGTATTATATTGTTAAAAAAAATATATATATAAAACAACAACTTACGAATTCCGAGCCCCCGAAAAAGTGCGTTCAATTGCGTGTTAAACATTGACAGTGCTCTTCCATTTCATAACACAACCAACACCACAAACAGACACTTTAGTTGACAAGTACATCACTTTGTGGTATACTATAGGTTAGTCAGAGATCAGGGAGTTCAGAGAGTCATAAGAAGCTAGTTGTTACTTTGTATGTTAGTTTATTAGAAAGGTTATGTTATGTTTATTCGCCAAGTAGATGAAATCAATTGGGACGGCTTCAAGTCTGCCCATTACCTCAACCAAAACCTTGTTGACCCCGACATGGACTTGGATAGCAGCGAGGAGTTCGGTGACTACGACGACCCTTACTTGGGTCTGACCATCATCTCCCCGACAACCCCCCTCGAAACCCTGCGCTACCTCAAAGGTTACGCAATCTAAAACCACGGGCGGGGCAAACAAACCCCGCCCAACAGGAGCAATCATGGGCTACTTCAAGCAACAACTCTACGCTTGCCGCGACTGCGGCGACGATATCGACCCGCGCAGGGTTCAACTCGGCTACCGCCTGTGCCTATGGTGCGGCGAGGACGCAGCGCAAGCCGACCGCAAAAGCTGGACTGTTGTGCAGGAGTACACGAAGGGCAACTACCAATTCGTAACATCTACCGCAGCACCCACAACCCTCAAGCAAACCAACCCCAAAAACCTACGGAGCTAAACCATGAAAGCCAAGATTGAAATATATAACGTGTGGGGCACAGCAAACACCGTTTGTGTGTGCTTGCTGTATCGGGGCAAACTCTTTGTTCACTTTACGGGCCACAACGCAGAGAAAGAAACCCTCATAACCAAAGCCCGTACATGGGCGACCAACCAAGGATTCACAGTATGACCCGCACAGAAACAACCCTTTACGCCATCGGCAACGCAACCCTTGCGTGTGCTGTGTTATTCACCTGCTGGGGCAAAGAAGGCTGGGTATTCCAAGCCGGTGTTCTTTATGCCGGTGCTGTGTTCGGTAGCTTAGTTACCGAAGCCCTTAACTACAAAGGAGAGTGAGATGTTTACATGGAATTACCGCATTGTGAACGCCACGACCGAGAACGGCGGCGACGACTGGTACTGCTTGCGCGAGGTCTATTACGACGACCTTGGAAAACTCATAGGGCATGCCGCCCCGTGCCTCGGTGCTGAGAATATGGACGGGTTCAAGGACGTGTGGCATATGGTGATGGAAGCCCTAACCCTGCCCCCACTGGAAGAGGACGACTTCACAACTAAGGAGACGAGCTATGAGCAAGATTGAAGAAGCCATTGGATTCTATTGGGGGGAGCGATGCCCCGACACCGAGAAAGACTGCGTTATATGTCAGGCGTGGGCGCAGTATGACGTACTGAATTTGGCCCTGCGCCTACTAACCGAGCAGATGGCAGCGGAAGTTGAACAATGGAAACCCAAGAAGGAGCAAGCATGAAAACAGAAATCATCGTTGAGCCGAAGAAAACCTACGGCGAGACACGCATCTACCCGAAGTGCGACATGGCGAAAGGGTTCGCCCAACTACTAAACCAAACCACACTCACGCCCGCGAATATCCAAAACATCATCCGCATGGGGTTCACCATCCGTGCCGAGTACACCGAGCCGAGAGACGAGCTTATGAATATGGGGATACGACCATGAACGAAGTGACTATTGCGGGGAAAACTGTGGCGGGGATTAGCTACCCCAACCCATGGGACGAGGGCATAAGCATCCAATTCACAGACGGGACTGTGCTCAACATATACGAGCGTTACCAAGCGGGGGAGATTGTTGCCACATACGAAGGGCAAGAGATTCAATCCGAGGAGAAAGGTTTCCATGACTAACCAAGACCTAGTGACAGCCGAGGACAAGCTGAAGCTGCTGTTCGAGCACAGGCCGTGGGAGACCGAGCCCGACGAAGCCCATTGGGATGATGCAACCACTGGGTACAAGTGCAGGATTTTGCGCAACGAGCACACGGGAACGCTGTGCGGATACGTGGGAGTACCGAAGGAGCACAGGTTTTACGGCGTGAGCTACCAAGAAGCGGAGAGGGACGACAACAACTTTCATGTGCACGGCGGGCTGACGTTCAGCGGGCATATGGGTGAAGGGAGTGTCTACCACTTCTTTGGTTTTGATACCGCACATGGGGGCGACTTCAGTCCGGGGTTAGCGGTATCCATGCTGAAGTGGGCGGGGGAGCCTGACGATGTGCGTTGGCTCTACAAAGAAGAGACCTACCGCACATGGGACTATGTGAATCGGGAGGTGGTGAACTTAGCTTTGCAGTTGCGGTACTGCGACAAAGGGGGCAACCATGTTAGCTAGGTACTACGTGACAGGGTGGAGCAAGAGGTTCGGCTGCTGGATGCCCGAGGTGATTGAAGCCGCCAACAAAGCCGCAGCCAAGGAACGGTTCGCTGCCAAGTGCCCAAGCCTGACAAGGCTGAAGGTGTATAGATTATTGAACATAGGAGAGTGAGATGGGAAAGAAAACATACGAGGTAGGGATGCGCTACGAGGCGTATGCCGAGCTACTAATTGAGGCCGACAGCGAAGAAGAGGCCGAGGCTAAGGCGTGGGAGCAAGTCCCTTACGTCAAGACGCACGGCGATGGTTGGGACATTCAGACTATTTTTGAAGTGAAGGAGCAATGACATGGGCTATTCAACAGTGAAAGAAGTAAAGCGGTGCTTTACATATGCGGACGCTAAGTACGTGCACGACAAGACCACGCCAATACGGGGCCGGTCACCGGAGGTGCGACCATTGGGGCAACGCAGAGATGCGGGTGTGTACTCGGTGCGGATGAGTGGTGAGAACGTGGAGTTCGTGCTGTACAAAACGCCGGTGATTACCTACCTACCCAATGGGGATGTGGTGATTAAAACCGATGGGTGGAGCAGTGTCAGTACGCACCAATTCATCGAGCAAGTGCTGGGCGTTAAGTGCTACGGGTCGAGGCGTAACACCATCATGGAGGCGCGAAGTGCCGAGGGGGATGTGCACAAGTACATCATCCCGAAGGACAAGGGCATCACCATGATTCATGCGGGTGGGAACTGGCGGATTACGCAGTTCAACACAATCTACGAGTACCGGCTCAACCGAAAAGCTGCCAATGCGGTGCGTAAAAAATACGCAGACTTCCTGCGTTACACCAAGGGCATGGTGAACCTACGCTCCGAGATGGTAGAGCCGAGACGGTGGGCCCGCCGACAGAAACCGTATGCGGTGATAAACGTAACGGGGGACGAGATTAGAGGGTCTAAGTTAAAAATTAACGACTTGGTGTGGGGGCTCATGGAACTCATCAAGCTAGAGCAGCCCGAGGAAACAAGGCACGAGAACCACAACGCCGCGCTTGCTATGGTGCTGAGACATTGCAACCAAAACCAGTACGGCCAAGACGCTGCCAAAGTCCCAGCGGATGAAGTGCCGAGCCTCATTGATGAGCTACTGCTACGTGCGCATGCACAGGAGATATTGGTCTGGACAGAGTTGAAGGTCGGACAAGTGCCATCGGGCAAGTACAAGGGTTGGATGCCTGAGAGGACGTGAATGAGGGTATTTGAATCCTCAAAGCTTGACACAAGCGTCACTTTGTGGTACAATGAGGGTTGAAGTCAGGGAGTTGGGAAAAAGGTAGAGATAGTTCATTAGATGTTATTTTGTGTGTTAGTTTATTTTTTAGGAGTTAGAAATGGCTGAAGTTACATTTGGTAAGACCGTGACCTTGAAGCAAGCGGTGAATCTGATTTGCACGAACCCCGAGATTCGGTTCATGCTACGAGGTGAGCCGGGCATCGGCAAGTCCAGCATGCTGAAGGCAATCGCCGACCGACTAGGTTATGACCATGCGTATATCGACGTACCCAATATGGATTTGGGCGACATTGCGATGCCCGTCATCGACCACGAGACACGTACTACAAAGTATTACCCCAATGCACGGTTCAAGGTGCACAACGGCAAGCCTGTGGCCATCATGCTCGACGAGTTCAGCAAAGGCGCAGACCCTGTGAAGAACATGCTGCACCCCATGCTAGAGAAGGCCAACCCGCGCTTGGGTGACATCTCCCTGAACACCGACAACGTGGTGTTCCTGACGGGTAACTTGAGCAGCGATGGCGTGGGCGACAACTTGAAGGCGCACACCAAGAACCGCATCGTGGAGATAACCGTGGCCAAGCCGACATCCGATGAGTGGATTGAGTGGGCGATGAACAGCGACATCGAGCCCGAGGTGATTGCGTGGGTCAACCGATTCCCGCAAGTGCTTGCAAGCTACACCGACGGTGGACAGGCCGACAACCCCTACATCTTCAATCCCCGCAAGACTATGAATGCGTTCGTATCCCCCCGCTCCTTGGAGACAGCAAGCAACATCGTCCGCACACGCAAGCAGAACGACCACGAGTCCATCATTGCAGCGTTGACTGGTGCTATCGGCGAGTCAGGTGCACGGGACATGCAAGCGTACATCGAGTTCTCCGACCAACTGCCAACGTGGGAAGCAACGATAGCCGACCCTCGCAATACGCGCATACCTACAAGCAGCGGGGCATGTGCCATCGTTGTGTTCGGTGCAATCTCCCGTATCACCAAGGACTCCATCACGCCATTCATGACGTACTTGGAACGGTTCGAACCCGAGTGGCAATCAGTGTTCGCCATCAACATTGCCAAGACCCCGACCAAGCAGAACATTGCATTCAGTTGCAAGGCGTTCGCCGACTGGGTTGCGAAGAATCAGGATTTGTTGTGAGTTGGGACTTAACTAACTACGAGAGGATGGATGACATGGGATACCGAAGTGATGTGCATGCGTTGTTCTACACAACGAGGAAGGAGGACTGGCCTGTGCTGAAGCTGTACATGGAGGAGAACTTCCCCAAGGACTTTTTACCTGAACTGAAGTACGTGGAGGGCAAGCATCTTTGGGGGTACGAGATGGTGTGCGAGGACGTTAAGTGGTACGAGAGCTACGAGGATGTGAAAGCGTTCACTGCGTTCAAGACGAAGTACCACGCCCTACTAGATGAGCAGGAGGAGGGCAAGAAGTGGAAGTTTGAGTTCATCCGCATAGGTGAGGACATTGAGGATGTTGAGCAGGAGCAGCACAACTCATCGTATGTGCTGAGTGTGAGTAGAAGTATTGAAGCTGATTACTAAAGAAGGAGTTAGATATGAATGAAGAACGGAAACTACAGAAGGCAAAGATTGCGCTGATGCGTAGTCCTAAGTTTGCCCTGCTATCGGGCATCTTGATGGTGGGCAAGACACGGGTGGATGACAACATCCCGACAGCGTGTACCAACGGGCGCGATGAGCGATACGGGCGGGCGTTCGTCAAGGAGTTGAGTGACAAGGAGTTGAACTTCCTTGTAGCGCACGAGGGGTATCACAAGATGTACCGACATCTGACCACATGGCGCAAGCTGCATGACGAAGACCACGACACAGCCAACCGAGCGTGTGACTACGTTATCAATCTGCAACTGCAAGACATAGACCCGAACGAGACGCTGATAGCCATGCCGAGGTACAAGGATGGCCCGCACAAGGGTAAGCGCATGGGCCTGTGCGACGAGCGGTTCCGAGGTATGAACACCAAGCAAGTGTTCGACATTCTCAAGCAGGAGAAGAAGGACGGGGGCGGCGGTGATGGCGAGGGTGGGTTCGATGTGCACGACTGGGCCGATGCAAAAGGCATGTCCGATGCCGACAAGAAGGAGTTGCTCAAGGAGATTGACCAAGCCATACGTCAAGGCATCATGGCGCACCAAAAGATTGCGGGTACTGGAGCAGGTGGTCTCGACCGCGAGTTGGAAGGCTTGCTTGAGCCCAAGGTAGATTGGCGCGAGGTGCTACGTGAGTTTGTGAAAGCTACATGCAATGCCAAGGATACGAGTAGCTGGCGCAGAGTCAACCGTAGGTTCCTGTCCACAGGCGTGTACATGCCGAGCATGATCGGCGAGAAGGTTGGTCATCTTGTAGTAGGTGTTGACATGTCGGGTTCGATTGGCGCGCAAGAGCAAGCCGAGTTCTTATCCGAGGTCAAAGCTATCGCCGAGGATGTCAACCCCGAGGTGGTGGACTTGCTGTACTGGGACTGCGAGGTGGCTAGGCACGAGGTGTACGAGGGCAGCGAGGTATCCAGCATCATCGAAAGCACCAAGCCCCGAGGCGGTGGCGGCACGAGCCCAAGCTGTGTATCTACGTACCTGAAAGAGAAAGGCATCAAGCCCGAGTGCATCATCATGTTGACCGATGGTTACGTGGGCAATGATTGGGGTAGCGATTGGACAGCCGAGGTACTGTGGTGCATCGTAGGTGGTAGCAGCGACATTGCACCAAACGGGAAGACCGTCCATATTGAGGGGAACTGAAATGAAAACCTATGAAGTGGAGTTGCAGCGCACAAGCTATGTGATTGTGACTGTGGAAGCTGAGAACGAAGACGAAGCTGAGGGGGTAGCGTGGAAACGCATTGAAGCTGACGGGGTGAATATCAACGACTCCAACTGGAGTGTTGAATCGGTCGAAGAAATTTTTAACTAACTGGAGAATTGAAATGAGTATTAGTGCATCAGCATTGTTAGTGGAACTGAACATCAGTGTGTGGCCTGCATCGAAGATTGACCGCGAGATTACCGACAAGGTAAACAGCGATGCGGGGGCGGTACATGGTGCGTCACAGACGAAGAAGAATCTGTTTGCAGGTACTAGCCTACGCAAAGACATCTCGGACTTTGCTGCACGGGTTCGGCTGTATCACAACAGGCACACACTACCGTGGGCTGACAAGGGTGAGCGGATGTTGCCGACGGCGTTGTTTATGGAATACAAGCAGACCATAAATGGGTTCGAGCAGACGTTCGACATGATGTGCAACAACTTCTATGTCGAGTACCCGAGGCTGGTTGTCGAAGCACCGATTGCGTTGAAGGGGCTGTACAAGGCCGAGGACTATCCCGACATTGACACGGTGAAAACCAAGTTCGGGTTCCGGCGTGCGGTGAAGCCCGTGCCCGAGGCTGGTGACTTTCGACTGGACATCCCTGCGTATGACCTAGAGGAGATGAAGGCCGAGTTCATTGCACAGCAGCAGAACAAGCTAGCCGAGGCGATGCGTGAGCCGTGGGACAGACTGCACAAGATGCTTGTCGGTATGTCTGAGAAGCTGACAGACCTTGAGGGCGACGATGCGAAGAAGCGGTATCACGACACGCTGATTACCAACCCCATCGAGTTGTGTTCTTTGCTGACCAAGCTGAACGTGACGAACGACCCTGCGTTGGAAGCAGCACGTAGGCAAGTAGAGCTAACCATGATGGGGGCCGACATCGAGAGCATCAAAGAGGATGCGGGTTCGCGCAGTGAGTTGAAGTCCAAGGTGGACGACATCCTCAAGAAGTTCGAGTGGTAAGAGTATTAACCAAGGAGTAGACATGAACATATTTGAATTCAACAACGTGATGTTGCACCCCGATGTAGTTAAGAACGGCTACGTCAAGGGCAACCTGAAAGCCCATACCCTGCTGAAGCAAGCGATTGAGAAGCTGGCCCCGATGTACCCGCTATGGCAGTTCGTAGTGCCGATTGTTTATCACAACGACGAGGTGCAAATGTTTAGGGTAATGGCAAATGGGCAGGAGCTTGGCAGCATCAGTCGCATGTACCACGGGCGGGACTACGTTATTGCAGTTACCAACCACCGCATAGCTGAGAACAGGCAACGGGGTAGCGATTACAAGACCAAGGATGTGGACAAGGCCGTGCTCAAGGTCAAGAAGACATTCGCCCCGCGCAACTCGAAGGAGCTTCTAGCCGAGGCGCAGAAGGAAGCCGGTAGGTTCCTGAACAGTCAGGAGAACGGCAAAGACCGAGCCCTTGAGAAGCACAAGTACAACATCAGAGAAGCGATGCTTTCCTATGTGCTGGGTACAGGGTACGAAGGGTTCTTGACTCACACGCACACGTTGGAGCCTCGCGTTAGAGACCAAGTACTAGCGCACATACAAGGCGAGAAGGAACTACAGATGGAGGTGAAGTCCATTGAGGAGATTCGTCGCCAATTCGAGAGCCAAATCGCAGCTTTAATTGTGCGAGATTCGGGTAAGTACCTAGTTAGAATAGATGACAATGTACAAATCTACGATGACAATACATTGCCTGAGAACATGAGAGGAAAGCTAGGCATGCTCAAGTTAGTGGACGCTGGATTCTTCCTCAGTGATGTAGGTTGCCGAGTGAACGACGAGGTGTTTGTTGTGAAAGTAGATGAGGAGCAAACATGAAATTGATAGCCAACTTCTTCGCACTGGTGGGGCTTGTCTCCACCATCATTGTGGTGGGGTTCTACATGGGCTACACCAAACACAAACCCGAGTGCGGCATGTGGGTCGCTGCGCTTACTAAGGAATGCAAATGAAAGAAGACAACACAACCATCGACCCCACATGGATGGCAAAAACTGGTGGATTCGCCAAAGACAAAACCCTGCGTGATTACTACGCTGGGCTGGCTATGCAGGGGATGCTATCCAATGAAAAGCTACATAAACAAATCCTTGAAGCGGGGCAGTCTTGGATAGAAGAAAGTGCATGGGCAGTTGCAGACGCAATGCTGAAAGAGAGGGGCGGGAAATGAAAGACGATGACGAAGACATGATTTTCAGTTTTGTTTTTGTTGCAGTCACCATATTCACTGTGCTGTTTGCTGTGGTTGGTGCTGTCTTAATTATATGGAGTTTGATATGAAGACTGAAGAAGACGAAGCGTTTGACGACCTTGCAAAGAAGCAAGGTGACTGGGGCGGTGGGTTTAAGGCTAAGAGGGCTATGGCAAAGGCCCGTGTCGAAGAAGACGACGACATCCAAGACTACGTCACTGCAAACCCTGACGCAATGACCGTTGCGTACCAAAGCGGTTACTACGATGGCAAGAAAGCAGCACTGGCTGGGCGGGAGTGGAACTTTTGCGAGAGGTGCGGTAAGCGCACGGCAGACCTGACTGTTATCCATACTTGCACACCACCACAGGAGAAAAACAATGCTTAGCATCGAGCACCAGCAAATGCTGGTATGGGCATCACGGCCCAAGCGCGAAGATTTCAACGTGGACAACAAGGAGCTAGACGAAGTGATTGCGGCTATCCGCAGGGCAGCACCGGAGAAGTTCATCAAGGGTAGCGTGATGGGTGTACGGAGGTTTTACGACGAGCCAAGAGACGGGGCAGTTACCCCACATGACAGCTACGTGCGTTCACGTAGGTCGAGCACTTATTAGGAATAAACATGACTACCGGAATTGAACACCTGAAACCTATACCAAAGCGCAAAGGACGTGGCCCTAGTAAGAAGCCATCGTTGTTTGCTACGAGCTTGCGTTTACCAAGGCATGTACTGGACTACTTCAGTGCACACCACCCGTACACAAAGCAAGCCAAAATCCGAGAAATTCTTACCGAGTACGTAACCAACCACCAAGGAGCTAGTAATGGCAATATTTAAGAACGGCATGGCGCATAAGGTTCGCGCCTTTTTGAAAGCCAACCCTAAAGCAAAACCCACAACGGTAGCTAAGGAACTAGGTATAAAGCCTAGCGTTGTGCACAGCACTATGTGGAGAGATAAGAAACTAGGCGCACCCAAGCGCACGTACACAAGAAAAGCTAAGCGGGAATGGAATTGGGATACCGTGTCTGTGACTTCAAGCGACACCCCACTACCCATCACAATGGCAGAGCCCGAAGTAGACATAGAAAACCTAAAAATAGGGGATGTGGTAGGGGGCTTGAGGCTAACCAAAACAGGTGAAGGGAGAGCACGTTTTATTAAGGTTGCTAAGGTAGATGTGGTCAATCACCCACCGCATTACAAGGTAGGCGGTATCGAGGTCATCGACTTTATCCAAGCCAAGCTAACGCCCGAAGAGTTCCGTGGCTACCTGAAAGGCAACGTGCTGAAGTACACAAGCCGAGCGGGTCACAAGGACGATGTGACGCAAGACATTGGTAAGCTGGTGTGGTACGCCAACAAGCTACAGGAGACCCACACGACCTAACATTGTTAGGGAAAACCCCAACCGCCTTCGGGCGGTTTTTTTGTTTCTGATGTTGACAAAGTCCAATACTGTGCTACATTGGTGGTCTGAAAAACTACTGGAGTGACTCATGCTGGATACATTAGAACTTGCGCGTGAAACATGGCGCAACACAATAGCGGCTGATGGGGGGCACTGCCCTTGCTGCACCCGATGGGGCAGGATATACGCCCGCAACATCAACGAAACAATGTGTCGGTCATTGATTTGGCTAACCAAGGCGCGGGCTAATCAACATGGATGGGTGGACGTACCTGAAACGGCCCCACGTTGGCTTGTGCGGTCAAACCAATTGGCTACTCTGCGTTGGTGGAACCTAGTCGAGCGCCTCCCAAGCAACGACCCCGATGCGAAGCACTCCGGTCTATGGCGACCTACTCTCTTGGGCCTTAGCTTCTCTAAAAATCTTGTGCAAGTACCAAAGACTGCATACACCTACAAGGGTGAAGTTGAGTACATGAGCAACGACACCGTTTTGGTAGCTGACTGCTTCGGCAAAAAGTTCAGTTATCAAGAGGTGATGAATGGCTAAGACCTCCGAGGCTAAGGTCAAGGACAAAATAAAGGCCATCCTCAAAGAGCACGGGGTCTATTACGCGATGCCGATTGGCACGGGGTACGGCAATGCAGGAGTACCCGACTTCCTGTGCTGTGTCGATGGTAGGTTCTTTGCTATCGAAGCCAAAGCCAACGGCGGTAAGACCACCGCACTGCAAGACAAAAATCTACGCGACATTGAAACCGCTGGGGGCGTAACTTGCATCCTCAACGAAGACAACATATCCGTCCTCGGAAACTATCTTAAATTTATAAAGGAGCCAAAATGAGCGAACTATCAGCAGGTGTACGTGCACTACTAGGCCGTATGGAATCCAACCCCGAAGAGTTCTACGGCAACGCCAGTAAATGGGCTTTCATGTTCGAGCCCAACTTCCGCGATGTAATGACCGAGCCCGAGAAGGGCGCGTTGCACGAGGCATTGAAAGAGGCGCGGCGCAAAGAGTTCGATGAGCTTGTCATGCGCAGGATACTGCGGGACACCGAAGAAGAAACGGTAAAACAGGCACGGTTTAGCGGGATTATGAGCAGAGGGCAAATGACCACGGCAATAGGCACTAGCCTCAACGAGGCGTTCGGTCAAGCGTATTTAGGGAACAGCCAGCAGCAACAAAACTCCCTCGGGCAAGGATTGCTTGGCAGCGGAGGCACCGGCTACAACCCCGCCCAACACACCTACAACCCAAACAAATGAACATCCTCACGATTGATTTTGAGTCGTACTACTCAGCGGACTATGGGCTGAAGAAGTTCACCACTGAGGAGTACATACGCAGCACGCAGTTCGAGGTTATCGG